CAACGGGGCTGTATTTTTATTTTGCTGACATTCCCCGTCCAACTGATTTCGTTTTTCCCGACCTCAAAGCGAGGGAACTCCGCACCGCCGTATTTGCCGTTCTGGTTGGTGTTACCCTTGAATACCTCCATCATTTCGCTGTCGATCGTGATGCTCTCCTGCACGCCGTACAGGGGGAAATCCGCCCCATTGATAGTAAGCGTGATATCCCCACTACCATAAACCGTAATCAATGGTTCACTGTATACCGTCCCGCTGTTGCGGATGGTGGTCGGGGCGGTCAACTCCAAGGCATCCCCTGCGGCATTGACGCTGTACTTGAAGGGCTGCACCCGAAACTGTAACAGAAAGCTGTTATAGAGATAAATCATATCCGCAACAGAAATCTTGTTATAGATGGATGCCCGAAAGACCTTATCCGGCTCGGTGCAGAGAATCAGCTCCCCTGCACCGTCCAACCACGCCAGTATTTCATCCAGATTTTCACTTCCTCTGGTGCTGCACTCCACCGAAAGCACATACGGCGCATACGTCCCTTCGTCCATTGTCAGCTCCCCGCTTCTGCCGGGGATGGTAACCTGCTCCACACGCCGTTCTGCTCTCACCTTTTCGGGCGCGGCGGAAATCAGAATCCCGAAGTCTCGGCTATCCTTTCCTTTAAAATGAAACCAACCCATTTATGCACCTCCCTTTGCCATGGCTCTGCGTCTGCGAGAAAATTCCATTTCCTGCATCAGACTCGGCACTGCTTCCTTGCTGTCATTATGGAAATGCTCAATCTGCAGTACCGTATTTCCTTCTGTATGATTGACCGTCTTTGTGATATAGGACGTATCTCCGCCACGCTGAACGGCGATATCCCCACGCAGGCGCACCATGTTTTGGTTCATAGCGGCACGCATTTTCTCATACGCATCGGACATTCTGCGGCTGAACCCATCGGACAAGCTGCCGCTGATGGTATCCGAAACGCTGTCCATGCGGTCAGACCAACCCACGCCGATACCCTGCGCCATGTAATCGCCGATTTTCGCCATCACACGAGAAGGACTGTTGATGTCCATTTCCTTTTTCGCTGCACGCACTGCCGCCTGTAATGCCTTCGCAACTGCATTGACAACACCGCTTTGCCCGTCACGCACGCCCTTTGCAACGCCTTCCATCAGGCTTTCGCCAACGGCTTTAAAATCCGCCTGATAGCCTGCGATTTCTTCCTTCGCCGTTTCGGTCAGCTGCTTTGCCTGCTCTGCAACAAGGGGCTGCTGCTCCGCAATCCCTTCGGAAACACCCTCCGCACTGACTGCCTGCATACTCTCGGATACCGCTGTGCCTACGTTGGAAAGCTCCGTTTTCATGCCTGCCAGAAACTCCGGCAGCTGTCCGGTGTAGGCTTTCTCCAAGGCATCAAATTCGCCCTTGTAGAATTTTTCCGCAACGCCCTGCGCCATCTGCTGCTTCTGCTCAAACAGAGAAACATACTCATCCAGCTTCGTATCAGACATGGAAAGCAGCTTGTTCATGTAGTCTATGGCATCCTGCACGCCCATGCCGGCAATCTCGCCCATCAGGCTGTCGGAAATACCTTTTTCCTTTAACTGCTCAAGGGCATCCCCGTATTTTTCCAGCTGCCTGATGTCATCCTTGAGGTTGCCCAGTTGGAACAGCTCCTTGCCGTCCTCCGTTTTCACACGCTCGAATAATTCTCCATAATCGGCAAGCTTGCTTTGCAGGCTGTCCTGCTTGCGCTCGATGGTATCCAGAGCAGCTTCGTATTTCTGCTGGAATTGCTTCAGCAGAGAAATTCTCTCCTGCAATGCCTCCTGTTCGGCAGCCTTTTCTGCTTTTGCCTGCTTCTTGTTCCATGTCTCCTCGATTTCCGCAATCTCTTTGAGAATCTTCTGACGGTCTTTTTTCTTCGCCTTATTCAACTCCGCATTTTTCTCTGCCAGCTGCTTTTTGTGGTCTGCCAGTTCCTCCGCCGCCTGCTGTGCGTCCGCTTGCTTCTGCATTTCCTTTAAGGCGGCGTTCTGCTTGGTCAGCTCTCTTTCCAGAACATCCCCGACCTTCTGCGCCGTTTTCTTGGCGTATGCAACCGCTGTTTCCGTTCCGGCAAACGCATCTATAATGCCATTCGCAACAGTTTCCGCGGCATCCACCGCCATCTGTCCGCTTTCCTCGATACCGACAGCGATACCCTCGCCGATATATGCGCCGACCTCCTCCTTCATCAGCTTAGAGGGGGATGCAATCTTGAACAGTCCCTTCAGCTTGGAAAGCAGGGTATCCTTTATCTTTCCGGCAACATTTGCAATCTTTGACAGGCTGTTTTTGATGCCGCCGACAATACCGTCAATAATGTACTTCCCGATGTTCTTCAGCTCGGTTGCAACCTCGCTGCCCGTAATCTTGGATTTAAACTTGGAGAAGGCGTTCTTCGCCGCCGTTGCCATGGATTCTCCGGCTTTTTTCACGCCGTTTGCAACCCCGTCAATCAGCTGTTTCCCCAGATTGAGCCATTGGAATGCCATGAACGCCGCCACAATCGCCTCTATGATTTTCGGGATATTGACAACCAGTGTAGGAATCGCCTGCACCAGACCCACCGCAAGCCTTGTGATGAGGTACAACGCCGTATCCACCAGCTTGGGCGCATTGTCATTGATAACATTCGCAATGTTGATGACAATCTGCGGTACGGTTTCAATCAGCTGCGGCAGGGCGGCAATCAGCCCCTCGCCCAATGCAAGGATAATCTGAATCCCTACGTCAATGACAGTATTTGCGTTTTCCGTCAGATTTTCTACCAGTGTCGAAATCGTTTCGATTGCAACGGGAATAATATTCGGCAGGCTTTCCGTCAGCCCATCCGCCAGAGAAACCGCAAGGCTCGCCGCCGTATCCGCCACCATCGGGAGCAGCTCTGCAATGCCCTCCGCAAGTGTACCCACGATGGATAACGCCCCTGCCGCAAGGCTGTCTCCATTCTCCTGTATGCCCTGCGCCAGTGCGCTGATGGACTGCACGCCAAGTTCCACCAGATTTGGCAGCAGTTCATTTGTCAGTGTCGGCAATGCGGATGCAATCTCCGGTGCCAAGCCTGCAACCAGCTTCCCCATGCCCTCAATCACAACGCCGATACGGGGCAGAAGGTTATCCGCCACCGTGCCGATGCTTTCAATGAAATTGCTTAACAGCATATCAAAGTTCTGCGTATCATCCGCCATGCCGACCATCAGATTCGCCCATGCTGCCTTCATGCTGGCAACACTGCCTTGAATGGTGGTGCTTGCCTCCTTCGCCGTTGTGCCTGTGATGCCCATTTCCGTCTGAATCACATGGATTGCCTCTACAATATCGGCATAGGAGGAAAGGTCATACTTTACGCCGCTGAGCTTTTCCGCATCCGCAAGTAAACGCTGCATTTCCTCCTTCGTGCCGCCATAGCCGAGCTTGAGGTTATCGAGCATGGTATAGTTCTGCTTGGCAAAGCCCTGATATGCGTTCTGGATGGATTCCATTGCGGTACCCATCTTATTGGCGTTATCCGCCATATCCGTAATGGCAAGGTCTGCCGCCGCAGCCGCCTTTTCCGTATCCCCGTCCAGACTTTGCAGCAGGCTTGCCGAAAAGCTCGTAACGGTTTCCATATATTCATTTGCGGACAGACCCGCAGTTTTATAGGCATTATCCGCAAAGGTCTGAATCGTGTCCGCGCTGTCCTTAAACAGCGTTTCCACGCCGCCTGCCAGCTGCTCATAGTCCGCATAGGCATTGATGCAGGCAGTCCCCAGAGCCGCAACGCCTGCGGATGCCGCACCGACTGCCGCAGCACTCGCCTTTACAGCCGTATTTACCGCACTGCCGATTTTTCCCAGTACCTTTTGAAATGGGCTGTCATCGCCCTTAATTTTAATTACAACAGATCCGTCTTCTGCCAATAGTCCCACCTCCGTATGGAACATCATCGGCAGCTCAGGCTCTACTTGATGTCTTTCACGTTTATCTTGATTTCAAATGTTCTTTTGCACCTTCGCCCCTTGCAGCGTAAAAAAAGCCCCTTGCACACAGCATCCTTACTGTATGTAACAGGCATTTCATAGCCGCAGTAGGGGCATTTTACTTTTTCTTCATGCACGCCATCACCTCATCCACCTTGCCATCCCCCATCAGTGCTGTGACAAGGGCAGACTGCTGTCTTTTCTCCTGCTCAGGCAGAGGCAGGGCATATCTGCGTTTCATGGCGTTATAGTAGTCCTTCTGCGCCTGCGGCATATCCCCCTTGATTTCCACCGCTCTGCACCGCATGACCTCTTTCAGCACCCTGTCCTCCTCCAGAGCCTCAAACAGTGCCATAAACTGCCACCAGTGCAGGCTTTTTCGGCTTAAATCAATGCCGTACTGTGTCAGAAACGCCCCATAAATCAGCCCTGCATCATGGGTAAAGGAATAAATCGGCAGTTGCGCTGCACCCTCGCCCTTGGCACGTTCTTTCTTCTCCTGCCTGCCGCAGCTCCAGAAATAGCACAGCCGCTCTACCGCCTCCTCTAGCGGTTCGGGGATACAGCCATAGAACAGCTTCAACGCCCGTTCCGCCTTTTCCTCATCCGTCAGCTTCTCGGAGGAAAAAATCTCCTCCAATCTCAGCATTGCCCGAAAATCAGAGGAGATGTGGTATTCCCTGCCGCCAATCAAAAAAGAGACAGGTAAGTTTCCTGTCAGCAGCTCTTTCATTTTCTTCTTTCCGCACGTTCTCTGGCTCTGCGTGCGGCTCTGTTTTCAACCGCCGCCTGTGCCATGGGGGTAGAGGGCTGTGTGCTCCGGGGGACAGGCTTCTTGTAGCTGTTTGCCCGTTCTGCGTGGTAGGTCTGCACCTCTTGGGAAATATACATCACCAGATCCAGACAATCATAAATATCCACATCCCTCTCCGCCGTAACGGCATCGACCGTATCCTCGCCCAGCAGGTCATCCAGAATGTCAAGCATGAAATCAATCCCCTTTTCGACATCCTTTTCTTCCTTCAGCTGTGCGCCGAAGGCTCTCATTTTCTCGCCTGCGTCCTCCAGCTTTTTTGCATATTCCACCGTAGCGGGGACAGTCACCTGAACCCCTTCGATATCAAGCAAAATCCCATGCTTGCGAAATTCAAATTTTCCCATCTCTTTTTCCTCCTTCTGCCCTTATACTGCCGGTGTGAATTTTTTGGTTTCTGTGTTAAACGTGCCGTCCACGAAATCCCCTACGCCGTTCAGATTGCCCGTTACCTTCATCACGCCGCCGCCCTCGCCGGAGATAGAGGAAACCTCAACCGCAACCTTAAACTTTCTCGCTTCAAAGGTATTCGGTGTTTCCGCCACAGGCTTGAACAGCTCCACTCTCACATAGTCCCTTTCGGCATCTGCGCCCGTCAGCTGATTTCTGCCGATTTCATACAGTGCCATCACTGCCGCCTCGTCCGCAATCAAGTCCGAATCAAACGCAAACGCAGGCTGATAGCTTTTAATCGTAGAGGTCTGGGCTTTCTGATTGATGTATGCTTTGGAATCCTTCTGTGCGTTGGGGGATTCGTCCAAGGTATTAAACCCAACCCCCATCAGCGCAAAGCTTTCCGTTCCGCTTTTTGCGGTGTTCAGATAATCCGCCACCTGATATCTCATTACTGCATCCATATTGTTTTCACTCCTTATCTTGTCTGAAAAAATTCCATTCTGCACTGAATCTGGTATCTTGCCATGCTTGCCTCTGCCGCCATGGCGTAGCAGCTTGTAGTTGCCTCCATCAGCATGACCTTTCTGCCCTCGCCCAGATTGGGGAGCTTGCCTGCCATGGTCTGTTCCCGCAGCCATTCGGAGAAATCCCCGTAAAAGCTGAGGTTATCCAGCTGCTGCTTGATTTTATCCCCGAAAAATTCTCTGCTTGCCACCACAAATAAAAACTGCCGCACCGTTGAGCCGTCCACATAGGAGCGCACAATCTCCTTTGCAGGCACAGCCTCAACCGAATAGCTCTGTGCCTCCTCCGGCAGAAAATCCACATGCAGCTTTCCTTCCGCAAGCGGCGGATAGGTACGCAGAAACTTCCGTACTTCCTCCATAATGTTTTTCATTTGCCCCGTCCTTTCAGATACCCTTCCAAATCCTTCTCGACTTCCTTGCCATGGTCTGCCATCATCCGCTTATCCCACTGCTTGCCACGCAATGCACCGCCATGATAGGTCAGCGGCTGTCCGGTGTAATGCTTAGGGGCACGCCCTGCCATCCCCTCGCCGACATACTGATAATGCGCATACGGCCCGGGATAGATAATGCTGTCCGCCGTCACTCTTGCGGCGTTTACCATGTGGGCAGCACTGCCTGCCGACATCGGCACATAGGGCTGACATTTCCGTTCCACATCCTCCGCCAGAAAGCGTTGTGCCGCCTTATCCTCGCCCAGACCATACCTCCGCAGGATTTTCGCTGTGCTGATATTGACCGCATAGTCTAATTTCATGCGCCGCTCACCGCCCAATGCCGTAAGTCCTTCCGCCTGCTCCTGCGGTTATCCCCAACAGAAAGCACCGTAAAATATTCCAGTCCCTTTAGGTCTGCCTGCTTTTCGATGGCATCCACCGCACCACGCACGATAAAATCTCCGTTTCGGATGGTAATATCGGGCATGGCATCCTCCGGAATACGGACGGTAATCTTCGCCGCACCCGTCAAGCCTTTGTTTTCCGGCGTGGCAATCAGCTTGCCGAACCAGCTCACACCATGAATCGCAGTGCAGATATATGCATCCGTATCCGTTTTCCTGTCATACCGCAGCCGGATATGCGTAATCGTTTCCGTACACGCAAGCATCACTCCGCCCCCCGATACAACAGCCCCGTATTGCCGAGATACAGCACCGCCGCGCGGTAAAGCCGTTGTTCGTCCGTACTGCCTTCGGTTGTGTAGGTAACAGAAATGCCGTCATTCGTTTCCGATGCAATGCCGTCCCTCTGCTCCTTTCGCAAAAGCACATCCGCCACCGCACAGCACGCCTCTCTGACCTTCTCCATGATTTTCTCATCCGTCACCGCCGCAATACGGTCAAATGTCACGCTGTCCAGATAGGCAGAAGCCTGACGGGAGAGACGCTTAAAGTCCCCCTCCGCCATTTCGCCGCAATAGGTGTCTTTGTAATACGAAAAATCCGCATAAATCATGCGTTTTCCCCCTTTACTGCTTTTCCTGCTCCTTTTCCGGAGCGGCATTTTCCTTTTTCAGAGCCGCAAGCTCCTTTTTCAGTGCGGCATTTTCCTTTTTCAGCTTCGTGATTTCCTTGCTCTCCGCTGTTTCGGGCTTTTTTGCGCCCATGCCTACTGTTTTTGCCATACGCCTTCCCTCCTTACGCTTTATGGTGCAGATAAATCCCTGCAACCTTATTTTCGTATACATCCGCCAGACCGTATGCTCTATAGAAGAACAGCCAGCCGTCACTGTCCTGATTTGCATCGGGAGAGATAACCTTGTTGACCGTATGCTTGGGATACTGCAACAGTGCAGGCTTGTGAATGACCATGAAGTTGATTTCCTTGCCTGTGCTTGCCTTCACAAAGCCGCCGACCTTCTCATTCGCACCGCTTGCGCCGCTGTTGTCTGTCTTGCCGTCATACAGGTCAATGGCGGTATAGAAACGGGTCTGGGGCACCTTCTGAATGGATGCAAAGGAATTGAGCACCTCTTTGGATTTTGTGGTATCCACCGCGTAAATCATGTTGTAGAGGGTAGGCGTGATGAACAGGTGTCTGTTTTCCTGCGGTACCTCGTCCTCATCCATTTTGTTCTGCGCCGCCACCAGAGCCGCCAGAACCGCCGCACCGTCCGCCAGTGTGCCTGCGGCTGCCTTGGAAATGCCTGTTGTGCCTGCGTAGGTCGCAAAGCGGAAGGCATCCATTTCGGGGACAACCTTCGTGCGGATAAATTCCGCCGCCAGCTTCCCGAATGCAAGCCCTGCGGTTTCCTCGTTGTCCATGGCATCGACCGTAAATTTTCTGCCACGGTCATAATTGAATTTGACGGTTTCATTCGTCAGTGTCACATCCCCATGCACATAGCCGCCGTTGCGGTCATAATCCGCCAGACCGTCCATGCTGATTTTGGGAATCACGATTTCGTTTGTGTTCGCGCCCATCTGCACCAGTGTCATATCGCCGTCCAGTGCAGAGGTAACGGACGCATTCTGATAGACCTCGTCCAGCAGGTCAATGTATTTTTTGAATAAAGTAATGCTGTTCGCCATGTTTCGTTCTCCTTTCGATTTTCCTTAGTCCTTCTTCGGGGATAAGCCCATTGCCGCTCTGACTGCCGCATCGTCCACCTCGCCGCCTGCAAAGCCTGTCCCTCTGGAGAAGGCAGGCACTCTTGCAGGGTCTTTTGCGAAATATTCCTTGTCCTGCGTCAGAGCCGCCAGAATATCCTTGTCCCCCTTGCCCTTGTTTGTCTCATCCTGCAAAGCGGTTTTAAATTCGGCGTAGACTGCCTTTTCCGTCAGCGCGTCCCGCCATTTCTGCTCCCCGACCACCGTCTTGAAGCGGCTGGAATACTCGGCTTCTTCCGCTTCTTCCTTGGCTTTTTTCTCCGCCTCGGCTTTCTCGTCCGCAATCCGCTGTTCCAGCTCCTCAAATTTCTTTTTGAAATCCTCGTTGCCCTCTGCGGATTTCTTCATATCTGCAATGGTGGTTTCGTATTCCTTGAGGGTGCCGTTGGCTTTCTCCAAGTCCGCCTTCACTGCTTCAAGCTCTCCCTTTGCCTTACCGATATCCGCTGTGTTGATGTCCAGTAAGCCCTTCAGCTGTTCCTCTGTGGCATCGGGGAAAATTTTCTTAATGTCCTCTCTTTTCATTCTTCGTTCTCCTTTCAGCTTTCAGTTTGTTCTCACGGTTCTTTCCGCACGCCTTGATAGTTTTTCGCCATTCCGGGCAATCAAAAAGCACCTACCAAAAATGGCAAGTGCTTACTTGATACCGTACTTTTCTTTCAATGCTTTCAATCGTTTGTTTTCTTCTCGCATCATCATTTTTCTTTTCACGTCATATTCTGAATCAAGCCCTCTTATCATTGCTGCATCTTCTTCCTTTGCAAGAGCCGCAAATTTCACATCGAATTCTTCTTTCAAAGCATTTTTTTCTTCTTCGTAGGACATCTTATTTCACCCTTTCAAAAATAAAGTCCTTACATTCTTTTCCAATGCCGCGCATTGTTTATAAAACAGTTCTTCATCGGGAACATTGCATATTGTATAATGATACATACTCATCCCTCCAGTCCAACACTCAGTACCACATGACCGTCTTTTCCTCCGGCACACTATCCTGCAACGCTAATTTTTCCAAACAGGCAACCGCATGACCGAGGTAAACAGGAAAATCCTTGTCATACTCAGAAAGTTTGCTGTCTACTATCTCTCCACTCTTAATATCAACAGAAACCGAGCCTAAAACACCGCTATTTTCGGGGTCATACTCTGCCGAAATGATACCGTTATTCATTTTTATATTTTTTAATTTTAGCATAGTATTCACCCGCTTCTTTTGCATAATTATATTTCTGAGATGCTATGATATGCGCTTCATCCTGTGGCATTCCTTCTTGCATCAGTTCTCTTTCCAGGATTTCATGGTTAAGCAAAGTCATATCATGCAATTCCGGTTTTCCGTCAATCAATCTTTGCCACGATTCCGCCATCATATAATCGGGAGCAAAATATTCCGGCTCTTTTCCGCCCAAATCATGCTTTTCCATAAAAATATAATACTTAATCGCGCGTATATCTTCTTCTGCAAAACCGGTTGCCTTCGCTATTCTCGAAACATCCGTTTTCATGCTGCGAACCAATCCGTAGTACCGTTCTGCGTGCGCTCTGGCTTCTTTGCTATGAGGATTCCTTGCCCCACTCACAGCACCTGATTTCATTATACCATTCTTTATTGATTTTTCAACGATTTGTCCCTCCAGTATGCCGCCTTTCCCCACAGCAGCCCTCATCCCATCCGCCTTCAATCCCGTCTGCTCCAGAAAATCCTTCTGCCTTCTGTTCCATTCCGCTATCTTGGCAGATGCCTCACTGCTGTCCAATCCTGCCGCCTGCAGGGCGTTTTGTTCCCGTTTCCATCTGCGGATGCTTCTTTCTATTTTTCGCTGCTCCTGCAACGCCTCATACTCGGTCATACGCACACCGTTATACTCGTAATCCTTCGCCTGATACTCCTTCAGCAGTGCCTTATCGTAGGTGCGGCTCATGCCCTCGAACCACGGGCGAAAGCTATGCGAGCAGTTCCATCCGCCCAAGCCTGCGCCCGTCCCATAGCCTGTGGTTTTCACAAAATCGGGATATTTTTTGCTTTTTCCGCTCCTGCTATAGATGCCGCCCTGCCATTGTGCATGGGAGGGTCTTGCCCCTGCGTGTGCGGAAACCTCCACAAGGTCTGCGCCCATTTCGTCCGCTCTGGCATCCTGCAAGCGAAGTGCCGTCTGGTTCACGCCCGTTACCACCGCCCGTCTGACTGCCACCTCTATGGTATCCGTCCGCCCGGTCGGGTATCGGATTGCTCCCACGCCCTCGGTGGAAAGCTGCTTGATGGTGCTTCGGATGGCTGTATTGTAGTCCATGCCGCCCAGCGTAATCTGCATATAGGCGCGGTCAAGTGCCTGTTCAAACTGATGTGTAGCGGTGCGTGCCGTTGTCAACGTCAGATTGCGAAATGTGCCCGCTGTTTTCTCGTATCCTGCCTGCAATACCTTCTGCAAGTCCTCAGATGCCGAAACAGGCGGCGGATTGAGCCCCTGCCTGCGATAAACCGCATCATCGGATTTCAGTGCCGCTGTGCCTGCTTCCTGCATGAGCTGCCGCAGTTCCTTGTCGGTTCTGCCCGTCAGCGTTTTCAGCCTTGCCAGAATCTCCTCTCGTACCATCCCTGCCTCCTCAAGCATTTTTGCCTGATGCTCCACCGCAGGAATCCAGTAATCGTATGTGCTGATTCTTCTTGCCATATCCGCCAGTATGTCCGCCTCCGCCTGTGCGTACAGCTTTATCATGCCATCCGGCACACGCTGTAAATATTCGGGTTTCAGCATCCTTCATCACTCCCCAAAATCAAGCGTATCCTGCGCAGGAATGTAGTCCTTTGCCTCCTCCTCGGAAATGCCGAAATACCACGCCAGCAGCTTTTCAGGCTTGAGAATATTCGCATCCACCATAGCCTTCATCTGTGCATATTCCGCGCCTGTGTCCGTCAGCACACCGTCCCCCCAGTTGAAGGTAACCTCGTACTCCCCATCGGGCGCAAGCTGATACAGGCTTGTGTAGTAGTCCATCACCCAGACCAGATGCTCCAAGGCTGTCTGTAAGGACTTCTGGATATTGCAGACCGCCGCATAGCTACGTTGCTTGCTCATGCGGATTTCCTCCGCTGTCTTTTCCTGATTCTGTGGGTCGGATAAGGTACCGTAGGACAGATTGCAGTTAAACTCAATCCGCCGCAAAAGCTGATTCAAGCCATTGAACAGGGAAGCATCCCGAATTGCAGGGCTGAATACCTCATACAAATCCCCGGTTGTCCCCTTTTCCAGATTCAGAGAGCGGAACAGTCTCTGCTTGCCGGCAGGCAGCCCTTTCCCATCCGCCTGCAATGCTCCGACAGAGGCATCCACTGCCAGCTCAGAACCTTCAAATTCCCAGAGGATACGGCTGTACTGCCTGTCCGCCTGCTCCATCAGTCCCGCCGCTCTCGCACAGACCGAAACACCCAGAGGAGATTCCGCATCAATGTGGTTCGCAAAGGGCATCTTGAAATATACAAAAAGCGGACGCTCCAAGGTGTCCCCGTTCTGGTATCCCATAACAAGATTTTCTTCCAGATCCGCCCATTCATCCACGCTTGTCAGAGCCGCAGGCACACCCAATTCTCCTTCCTGGTAGGAGATAAAGGCTTTGTTCTGCACCGTATAGCCCGCATCCGTCAGCTGATGGCTTTCCAGTCTGGTGTACCATGCACGTCCCTTTTTCACACGCTCCACGAACACCGCACCCGTCACCTCTCCGCGGCTGTTGTAAGCAGTCGGAATAAATCTGTCTGCATGCACAAAATCAATCGCTATCCTTCCGCCATCCATGTAAGGCTTGAATACCAAGCCGCCCATTGCCGCCGCAAATTCTGTCTGCTCTCTCAATTTAGAAATCACAAAAGCATAGCCTTCCTGCAAAAATGCCGCCCGTCTGCCACTGCCGCTGATTTCGCTGTGAAATTCCACAGTAACCAGTCGGGCAATCTCCGATGCAACCGCAGCGGCTAACCCAAGCGTTTCTGTGTTCTTATCTAACCAAGGCGGCTCATTGCAGAACATCTTCTGCCAGAGCGTGATGGCATCCTGCATTCCGGAGCTGATTGCCACCTCCGCACCGACTGCCCTTTTTATCGTTTCTCTCTGAAAAAACATCTGCAACACCCCCTTTACCCAAGTGATAAAATTTCGCATTACTGCCCCCTCCTTTTCCAGATGGGTTCCGTTCCATAGCGCACTGCGTCGATATGGTGATTGTCTCTGTCGGGGTAGCCGCTGATGACCTCCCCTGCCTTGTTCCTGTCATATTCGTAGGCGGTAAATTCCTTCGCTGTATCCGGACAGCGCACAGGGTCAATCACAATCCGCACCAGTGCCTGTAACCACTTCATAGAGTAGTCCACACTCCCGGGGCCCTTCACTGCTCCACGGCAGAACAGCCCATAGCTGCGATAGTCCGCAACGCTTTTCGGCTCGGCACTGTCCGCTGTAATCAAATCTGTATCCTGCACGCCGTATTGCCGCAGGAGCCTTGCCGTTTCCGCATTGCCCGTTCTGTGCCTTGTCAGCTCCCCGAAGATGTAGAGCGTCCGTCTGGCAGAATCGTAGTGCATCCGATTGAACGCCCAAGGGTCGGGATAAAAGCCCCAGTCCACACCGTTGTAAATGCGGTCAAAGGCTGCAATCTGTGCATCGGTGATTTCCTCGACCGTTACGTTGTCGAATACCGCACCGCCGCTGCCGACCACCTCGCCCAGATATTCATGCCGATATGCCTTTTCGTTCAGCTCTTTCAGATATTCCGCCTCCTGCAAAAACGCATCCCCCAACCACGCAGGCGGCACACGCCGATAATCAGAGGTATGCACCAAGCGGTTTGCCTTCGGCTGTAAGCACTCCCGGTTTACCCAGTTGCTCTGGCTTTTCGGTGGGTTGTAGCTGTAAAATACAAAAAACCTGCTGCCGCCACGCATCAGGGATTGATTGATGGTGCGGATTTCCTGCATCCCTGCAAACTCGTCCGCCTCCTCATACCAGATGTATTTGCAATAGCCCTTTCGGAATTTCGTAGATTTGATTTTCTTGGGCTCGTCCGCCCCACGAAACAAAATCCTCTGCCCTGTCGGGAGGTAGGAAAGCTGCAAAGGGCTTAGCTTCGCCTGCCATAAATTCTCTACGCCTAACGCCTCAATCGCCCAGAGCAGCTGCTCGTATACGCTGTCCTTTAGGTTGACCGCCACCTTCCGCAAAACAAGCGCATTTGCCGCCGCATCCTGCATCATCCCCAGAATGATTTCCACAGAGATAAAGGAGGATTTCGTAGAGCCACGCCCACCCTTCAGCCAGTAGTGCGTGTGCCGCCCCGCCTTGATGTCATGATGCACCCCATAAAATGAAGGCGCAATCAGCTTTGTTAAATCAGACATTTGCATCCTCCTTCGGAATATCATCTATGATGGTAACAGGCAGAACCGCTACCGTACCAGCCGCAGAATATCGCTTCATTAGCTCCGCACCTGCTTTCAGACGGTCGCTCAGTGCCGTATCCAAGCCGAACTGGTCTTTTACCTCGCCACGCATCACCGCAGTATAAAACTCCATCACCTCATCCGCATCGGCAACGCGCTTTTTATCCTGCGCCCCCAGCCGCTCGGCTATATATGCCGAAACCTTAGGGCTTTTTAGGGTTTTCGCTGCATCCTCTCCAAGGCTTTTCGATTGATATCCTGCCTTTCTTGCCGCTTCTGTCGCATTGCCGCATTCGATATAATAATCCGCAAACGCTTTCTGTTTTGGTGTCAGCTTCATGCGTCATCACCTCGGTATAAAAGGGCAAGCAGCTTTGCAATATCAACCATGCTGTAGGTTTCCAGTAAGGTCTCGTTTTTTGTTCTGCCATCTTCCAATTCTCTGCTTTCAATGACAATGTATTTCGTTATCATCTTCCCTGCTTTCGGGGAATACGCCTGTATCTGATTGATTTTTATTTTTCGCCCTTGCATCAGCAGGGCTTTCTGTAATTTGTAAACAGTCGTTCTTATATTCATTTTTCCGCCCCGCTTTCTTTGTAATGAAAAAGGACACCCGTTTCCAAGTGTCCCAAAAGGAGGTAATGCAAAATATCCGCCGTGTCTTGAAACCGCCTACTCGATTTCCATAGTATCACTATAGCATATTCAAAACGAACTTGCCGAACATTTCAGCATTTTTCTAAAAATCTTTCAAAATACATCCGACAGCTGTCACTGGTAGCTTTTCCACCGATTTTATCTGCCACCTCATACCATGACAGACGATCCAGTATTCTGTATTGGATAATCCGCCGCATCCTGCTGTCCGTAATTGAATTTATGTATGCCTCGACTGCGTTCGTCTGCTCCAGAAGCCGTTCCTCTCTTTCCGCCAGCTGCGCCGCATATAGTCTCAGATGTGTACTCTGCTTATCGTGCGCGGCATACGGAAACCCCTCAATGCGAATATGCCCGATTGTTCCGTCTGCCCTTGTGCCTGTCACAGAATCAATGACTGTTCCCTCCTGCCGAATTCTCGTCAGCCTGCTTTCTGTTTTCTCCATTCGCCTGCGAATGTCCTTGATTTCTTCCTGTAAATCCGCATACTGAATCAGTACATCCTTCGTCAAACTATCATCCCTCCAGCCGTTTCACCCATCTTGCTTTCTTCCTCCAGATAATGTCGTATATCTCGGCGTTATCCTCTGCATCCAACAGCAGCCCCAGTACGTTGTAGACATCCGCTGTCTCCTCCACCAGATTCTTCCTCGCCTCCTCCGCCGTCACTGGCGTGGGGTTGATACCCGTCAACGCTCGCCGCAGCTTCAATGCCGCCTGCGATAATTCCGCACATTCTTCTGCTAATTGCGCTAACAGCTCGTCCTGCGGAATGTGCTGTTTGATTTTCTCATCAAGATTCATCCTTTGTCCTTCTTTCTTTCAGATAGCTATAAACACCATAGGGCAACCAGAGCACGATAATCCATAAAAACCAAATAATCGGTGTCCATACGCTTTTTATATACTCTTCACTGAGTGTATTCAAAAAAAGACCATATCCAATCATTATGTACACGATTATCAAAATTGCCAAAATAACCATTACCAGCACTTCTCTCCTCTCTTTCTTTCCAGTGCCGCTTCTGCTTCTTCTCTTGTGAAATACAGGTTCTCATAGTCATACGGTTCCCATTCGTCAGCATACTTGACAGCCTTTACCGATACATCCTGCACCTTGTGCTCGCTGATATAAAAATAGTGGTTCGGTACGGTTTCTTCGAGGATTTCATACACCGTATCTCCGACCTTGCAGGGCAGCACCAACAGCCGCCCCTGCTCTTCCAAGTCCCTGTAGCGTTTTAGTTCCTCCAGCCAGTCAGCAAGCTGCTTATTTTTCTCTGCCTCATGTTCTGCGACCTTTTTCGCCTCTGCCTCAAAAGAATTCTGCGGTTCAGCATTTGTATTTGCCCTGTATTTCTCCGCGGATTCTCTCAGCCGGTTAATCTTTTCATCAATCGTCATCCTCAACACTCCAATCAATAGCCTGTCCGCAATTAGGACAGAACTTATAATCGTCATAATCTACCTCGTATCTGGTTCTGCAGCAGGGGCATAACCACTCGTCAAATATAATCTCTCCATCCTCGTCATACCCATCACCTTCAAGATCTGGTTGTTTCGGCACATGCTGTTCCAGTGCAGAAATTGCTATACCAATGGCTCCATAATGTCTCTTAAGTTCTTCCAATGATTCCCATGATGGGTTCAAGGGACTTCCGGTCTCCATAAAACGATGTTTCAAATATTCCAGAGCTTCTTTTCTTGTCATGCTTATCCCTCCTTAAAACGGCAAATCATCATCTTCAACGCTTTCATCAATCGGATAGAACCCCTCCTGCTCCGCCAGTCCCATCTGCTTTGCAGGCTTATTGGGTGCCGCTGCGGGACGGTTCTGTTCCGGTGCCGGCTTGCTTCCGCCGTTTTTTTCACTGTCATGCTTTCCTTCAGCGAAATACTGTTCCTCCACAATCACATCCGTGCTCCAGCGTTTTTTGCCTTCGTTGTCATCCCATCTGCGCACCTGCAATCTGCCGACAACAGAAACCATCTGTCCCTTCTTGAAATATTTTTCCGCAAACTCTCCCGCTTTTCCGAAGGCAACGCAGTTGATGAAGTCCGCATCCTGATCTCCCTGCCGTTTGAAACGTCTATTCACCGCCAGCGTGTATCTTGCCACCGCAATAGGTTCTGCCCCTTGCGAATACCGCACCTCCGGCTCTTTTACCAGCCGTCCCATCAGAATCACTTTATTCATACCCCAAGCTCCTCTCTCGTCCTGTAGTTCCGCCCTTCGCCCCATCCGATTTTCAGCTTATATTTGCCGCACCGCTGATAAATTCTGCTGCCCATAGCCTCGTCAAGCTCCATGATTTCATTCAGCCCTCTTTCCCCTGAAAAAATCGTCCGCAGGGCGCGATTATTATACCGTGCGTTGATGATTTCAAACGCAAGATTGATGTCCCCATCGGTCGGCAGTGCGCCGTTTCTGGTTTTCAGAAAATCGTCGATATACAGCACCTCTGCCGTTTTCCACTTGTTGATTTCGCGCTCGTAGCCTTCGTCATCCGTCTTGAGTGCCTTCAGCTTGGTGGCTTCTTCCGTCCAAATCATGTAGCGCACGCCCTTGCCCTGCAGCAGCAGCCGATTCGCAATGGCGGTGCAGATATGCGTTTTCCCTGCCCCGACCTGTCCGCCGATGTAAAACCACCCCTCCCTTTCCTCGCAGAAGCATTCCGCCGCCGCAAGGATGGATTTCTGCCAGCTTGTTTTCGCCTCGTAGGTCTCAAAACGATACCGCTCCGCCATGTCCTGCAAGCCGCTTTTTTGCAGTCTCCACTTGCCCCTGCGCTTCTCCATGCACTCGCACTCCATGGTGTATTCATACCCATCTCGCATCAAAAACACAAACCCCTTGTTGCGGCAAATCGGGCAGTCATACCCCGTCAGGTCACCCCTTCTGCTGTTGTATAACGCCATCCGCTCCTCACAGGACGGTGCCGTCGTATTTTTCGCTGCCTGCATCAGTGCTTTCAGATCCAGCACGACCGATCACTCCCTTCTGGTTTGAAGCACCTTGTCGGCAATATCCACTCACATTCTCCGAACGCTCTGCTTCCTGTCTTTCCCAATTTCGTACTGCGGCTTTCCAGTCCTTCATGCTGTTTTTTCCGACCTTCCAGCCGTTAGCGGTATAGTAATCCATGAACCGTTCCGCATTTACGCTGCTTCGCCTGCTCTTGCAGTATTCCTGCACTTCTTCAAGGGAAGGTGGTTTGAATGTGCGTGGTCTGGCAGGCTTGTCCTGCTTATCCGATACATTCACATTCACATTTTCATTACCATTATCATTTACATTAGCATTAGCATTTACATTAGGTTTTGCATCCTGTAACCTATGGTTTCCACTTTCAAAACCACTGGTTTCTTTTTTTGATTCTTGGTTTTTATTTTCAAAACCACTGGTTTTCGGTCTGCCGCCTTTCGCACCATTCGACCTTCTCTGGTTATTGGCATCTATCTGCGGCTTCGCCATCTTCAAAACCACCTCCGCCAGTGTGCCGCCTGTCTGCTCCGCTCCATTCAGCCCATATTCGCACAGAAAACGCATACATTCGGCAAATTCCGCATCCCCTAAGCCCTTGATGGAATCGTAAAAGCTGCGGTAGAAGATAAAGCTTTCTCTTTCCAT